CGAGGATCGGCAGACCTAGCTCTTGCAACCGGTCGATAAAAGCTGGACGGCCTTCGACCGGGACGTGCTTGACGAAGAACTTCGAGCTGTAGACAGATTCTTCGATCAGTGAGAACCATGGGCCAGAAAAGCACTTGTATGCGTCAGACCGAGACACAATAGCGCGAGGAAACTTAGGTTTCTCATAAGCCTCGTGCTTGACAAATGCTTTACAGCGAAAGTCTTGCTTCTTCAATCGCTGTTGGCGTCGTTCAAGCCACAGTTCACGGAGCTCACTTTGCCTAGACTGCGGATAGGTGCTATGTGACAGCCAGTAGGAAAAGGGCGCCGTTTCGCCCGCTGCGAGCCTTCGGTGGAGCGCTTCACGATGGACGGGCGTGAAGTGCTTCCGGAAGAACATGCGCGCGTAGCGGGCGAGCCTTCGGTAGAACTGCGGAATAGTCGGCGTGGGTAACTTGACGACTAACCGTTCGCGGACAGCAGCCGACAAGGCTTCCTTGTGCCAAGGGTCTGGAATCAGGGGCGCGAGCCCCGGCACAATCCACCTTTCGGACATCGCGACCGCGACTGCCGGTGTCGGGTTCGTCGGCGCAACAATGCTACGTTCCTTGTACGCTAACTTTGCGGGCTTCGGCGGGATGGAGAAGTATCCCTGTCTGTAGCCGAAGAGCACAGTATGCGTTGAACGCAATGTCTCAGCTCGTTGCGCGATCAAAAACCCTGGATCTCACACGCGGCAATGAACACCTGCAGAGTACCATGCATAACCAACGCACTGATATCGGCAGGAATGTTCAAGTTCTTGGAATCGTTCTGCATCTTCATGGAAACCGCCGTCATGTCGATAGCACCCATCTTGACGGAGGCCCACTTCAGGCACCCATCCAAAAGAGGGACACACACGACTCGCTCAAAGTAACGGCGTCGGTGCAGAGCGTGGGCCATGCACAATAGATCGTCCCGCACGTCGACCGGCCCACGGTCGGCGTGCACACGCTGGTCGAACTTGCCGGTGCCCAACCGGCCCGAATCGATCCACAGCAGAGACGACCCATATTCGAGCGGAATGTAACGGTCATTCCGGTAGACAATGCCATCTCGTGGCCTGCCACCTTCGAAAACCCACTCCGCCCGAGCTGGCGTCATGTACCGCAGCAAGCACACGACGCCATAAAGTGCACACAATGCCACCAGAATCGGCGCTGACATAAGCACAATGCGGGACGCGGACAGTCCGATGATTGCGCAAAGCGGCAGCACCAACATGGGCAAAAACAGGCCGACGAGAACAAGGCCCGCCCCAAGCAGTCTCGCCTGCTGAACGGACAATGCCCACCTGTCCGCCGTGCCGCTGTTGATCTCCGACACGCGGGCTGCACGAAATGTGGCCTTTGTCCCATCACACGCCTCGCGTTTGTAGTCCTCACGCTGCCGGCCCTCTAGGGGCAACGGCGCGTTTACAAGCCACGGGGCCGGAGGTGCCGGTGGAATCACATCGGCCTTGACCTCCCTCTTGGCATCCAAAGCTCCCTGGAGCTGCTGGACACCAGCTACAGCAGACGCAACTACTGCAGCCGAGCGCGAGTTTCCCCGCGCCCCACGCCTCGACCCACGACGACTCCCCTGGTTCGGGTGGTTCATGCTAGGTGCCTGTGAAGCATTCTCATGTGTTGCTCCACTCCCACTGCCTCGAGGGCTTTGCGCTCTTTGGCTGGACGCCGCAGCGCTGGGAGGGCCTTTTGGACCCCTTCCCATGGCAAAGAAACACAACAGGTCCGCTTTCTTAAAACGAACAGAAACAGCCTTTTAGGCAAAGGCATAACCACAAATACCTTGTTTTCTGGGCTTAAGCCCAAGACGATGCACTTTACGGAATATGTAACACCCAGTCTGCTGCGGCAAGCAGATGTGCACGTCCACTCCCGAACAACGGGGGGCAATGCTTGTTGACCCATAGCATATATTTTGTGGGGCTCATAACATGAGCTAGTAGAAACACAGGACTGTTTTGCCAGATTGGGTAACAGACAACCAAATTGCGCTCCGTTCTACAATGCCAAAGCAACGTACTGCGAGCGCAATGGATCAGTGAGGACCATACAAGTCGGCGTGGACCTGGAGATCATCAACGTGACTCTCAAGAACAGCCCACAACGACATAGCCCGCGTAGTGTCACCGCGGGCAAGGCACCGAGCCACTAGCCACCACAACAGGTCAGCCCGCGACCAGTGCCAGTCGCACTCCATGCACATCACGTCCGGCGCACGGCCTGACGGGCCGGCGCCTTGGCGCTACTTGCGCGACTCAGGACCTCACAGTCCTCATCAGGTTCAGTCCAGTCCTGCACGGAAGGGCCGACAGCCTGACGATCGTCCGGCGCCCCTGCCGGCCCGGCACCCTCTTCAGGGGCGCCCAGGCCACGCTGGAACGCAACACCGTACTCGACTTCGTACGGGTTCGGCTCCTCGCACTCGTTGGTGGCCGAAGGCGACCACAGAACACCAGCGGTGGTACGCAGGTCCTGCCGCACCAGCAGAGTGGTGCGGAACCCGGCCGCATTGGCGTTGTTGTCGAAGCCCTGAATCGTCGTGCTGTCCGTTGCCCCCGACTGAAGGGCAAATCCGACGAGACATTGCCGAGACACAGTGAACTCAGCCGAGTACGAGAAGTCGGTCCCGTAACAAACCGCACCACCAACCGACCCAGGGGCCTGGTAGTAGAAGTTCTGCACAACGCAGGGATGCCCCAGGTCGATGTCGCCCACTTCCGGCTTCCACATGACGACCAGCTGGTCCGGAAGCGTGCGGTTCGTCAGTCGGCCCGCCTTGATCGTCCCACCAAACGACCCGGCACTGTTCGCAGCCGTGAGGATCACATTGGCCTTGTAACTGCCGGGCGGCATGAGGAACATGCTGCCCCACTTGACAGCATTCGTGCCGTTGGCGGTGATCGTGGTCGACACGCCCAGCACATCGGAGGCCACTTTGACTGACGCCACGACAGCATCAGTGACCGCCGAAAAAGCGCCCATGACAGACTTCGCCTCATCATACGTCCGGCGAACTGTGTCGACGGCGCGCTTCGTGCCATC